GCCCGTGGCTCCGCGTGCGACGCCGCGGCCAAATTCGGCCGCCCTCTGCCCGAGGCCGCCGGCGCCAGGCGCGGCGCCATAGCGGAGTTCGTCCTTCGACCCGCCCGCGTCCGCCATCTCCACCGCACGGAGCCGCTTGTGGAGGTCCGCCATCGCGGCGAGGTTCACGCCGGCGGCCTGCCCCGCGTCGATGACCTTCCCGCGCGGCGTTTCGTGCACGATGCTCGCGCCCATCGGCGAGCGCTCGAGGTCCTGCGCCATGACGCCGAAGCGCCGCCGCGCGGGGTCCTCGCCGCTCTCGGGCTTGTAGTTGTAGGAGTAGGGCGTGAGCCGGTCGAGCATCTCGGCGGGTGCGCTCGTCCCGGCTTGCGTTGGCGAGCGACGGAGGCCCTCCTGCTCGGCGCGCATCGCCTCGGCATCGCGAAGCGAGTCGGCGACCTCTTTGTCGCTCATCTTCGCGGACCGGGTCGGCGCCGGCGGGTCGAACGGGTTCTCGCGGATGATGCCGCCGGGGTTCCCGCTCGGCTTCCCATACTCGAACTGCCGCGACTCGGCGTAGGACGCGCGGTCCTTCGCGGCGTCGTCGGCGGCACGCGCGAAGACATCCGCGGCGCTGTCCTCGCGGCGGATGTCCTGTTTCAGTCGCGCGTCGGAAAGGCCGATGCCGCTCGCGACGCCGCCGAGCGCGCCGGTGATGGCACCGAAGAAGTCGTGGTCGGACTTCTGGTTCCGGTCCGCGTTCTGGTTCGCGGCCTGCGCTTGGAGCTGCTGCGCCTGGTTGTAGTTGTTTGAGTCGATGTCCTGCTGTTTCACGCCCGCGTTGAGCTGGTCTTCTTGGATCTGGTTCGCGAGCCCCGCGTTTTGGAATTGCGACTGCTGCCCGAGCTGCGTCGCCTGGAGCTGGCCCTGTTGGTTCAGCGCGTTCTGTTGCGATTGGAGGCCGGCCTGCGCCTGCGCCTGCTGGCCGTACGTCTGCTGGGAGCCAAGGTCCTGCGCGCGGATGCCGCTCGAGCCCTGCATGTACGCGTCGCGGGCCTGCGCCATCTCGCCCGCGCGGAGCTGCGCGGATTGCGCGGCGGTCTGCTGCTGTAGCGCCGCGGTGTTCCCGGCCGCCTGCGATTGCGCCATTGCGAGCCCCGCCGGACCGCGCGCGCTTGCGGCGAGCGCCTGCTGGGCGCGGATGGCGTCCTCCATCCCGCTCTGCATCTGGAGCTGCGCGACGCTCGGCGCCTGCCCCATCGCCGCCTGCTGCTGGAGGCCGAGCGCCGACTGCTGCGAGCCGCGCGCCTGCTGCGCTTGGATGCCGGCGGCGTTTGCCTGCTTGTAGTTGATGGTCGGCGCGGCTTGGTTGGCGAACCGGTTCGCCATCGCCGCGTCGTTCGCGAAGTTCGCGGCGCCCATGCCCGATGCGTTGTTCGCGGCGGCCTGCGCGCCGCCTGGCGCGCCGCCATACTGGAACGCGTTCGGGTCCGACTGGTACTTGTTGATGAGCTGCGCTTGCGTGTCCTGCGCGAGGCCGAACGCGCCGCCGCCCTGCGTGCCGGCCGCTACATTCTTCTTCGGGTCGAGGTCCGTCGCGCCCATCTGTTCACCCCTTGTTCGCTGCCGGAAGGCGCGCGAGCTTGTCGATCGCCGCGTATTCGATGGCGACGCTGTAGAAGACCGCGCCCGCCCCGGTGCCGGGCGAGGCGGGGGCCGCGTCGTTGACAAGGATGCGGATCGCACTGCATCGCTGGTTGGCGACCACGTGCGAGAGCGTCCAAAGCGGGTGCCCCGCGAGCCCCGCGATGGTGGTCTCGTCGAAGAAAATGTACTCGGTGTAGCTGGGCGAGTAGTCGAACGCGAGCTGTAGGGTCACGCCGTGCGGCGCGAGCGACTTGCCAAAGACGTTCACGCGGCGGATGCGCTGAAAGCCTTGCAGGCCCGCGAGCTTGATCCACCCGGTCTCGAATTGGCTCGGCGCGAAGGCGCCGGCTTGCAGGTAGCTCGCTTGCGTCTGCTGCGAGACAACGCCGGTGCTCGAGACCCATGAGAAGGTCGGCGCCTTGCCGAGCGTCGAGCCCACAAGCGCATTCGAGACCATCGACACGCTCGTCGGCCCCTGCGTCCACGTGCCGAAGACGAGGTCCCGGTAGACGGCGCCCCCGTTGACCACGAACTGGATGCGGCCGTTCGCCTCATCGACCGTCGCGCTCTTGATGACCTGGCCGCTCGTGATGTCTTCGACGGCGTCGCCGACGAAACCTGCGAGCTGGAGGGACCGGCCGAGGAGCTCGATGCCGCGGAGCGACTGAAACCAAATGCCCTCGGCGGTCACGAGGACCGCGGCGCCGTCGATGCATCCGACGTCGAAGGGGAGCATCTGCGGGCTCGCAAGGTCGTTCCCCGTGCCGTTGTCCGCGGGGCCCTGGCCGTCGATGACGAAGATGCGGTTCCGCTTGAAGAGAAACAGGCGCCCGTCCATGGACGCGAGGTTCGTGAGCGGCCCGTCGCCGGCGGTGACCGCGAGCTGGAACGCATCCGAGAACCACGGCCCCTCGCCGATGACGGCCTGCCCCGAGTACCAGAGATTCTGCCCCTCGATGCCCCACAGCCGGTCCACGTGGGAAATCACGCGGAGGAGGCCCGGCGGGCTCAAACGAGGGAGCGCCGTGCCGTTCGTGCCGACTTGCGAGTAGAGGAGCTCCTGCGACTGGAGCGATACGTCCGTCATGCTGTCCGTGAACGCCACGGTCGAAACGGACGGGTCGTTCTTGACGGTGCCGGCGAGGTAGTAGACCGAGCCCGCGCTCGTCGTGCGGTAGACCTCGATGATGACGGGTTGTGGCGCCGCGGTCCCGAACGGCGCGCGCTGCGAAAGCTGAAGCGTGTTCAGCGTGACGGTGGTGTTGGTGTACCCCGTCGCGCCGGACGCGAACGTCGCGGGGGCCGCCGTCGGCGCCGAGCGGTGAAGCTGGCCACGCGCATCCACGTGGCGGAACACCGCCGCGTATTTCCACGTCCCCGCCGCAGGGAACGCGCCGGCGCCGACGGCGCCCGCCGCGACGGAAACCTCGGGGTAGTGCGCGAAGCCGAGCTCGGCGACGCCTTGCCCGTCGTAGTAGGAGGCCGCCCCGCCCGCGAGCGCGACGAGCTCGAGGAGCGATGCGCGGCTGTACGCGCTCGCACTCGCGAAGTCGAGCCCTACGAACTCGATGCCCGTCACGACCGTCGACTTGATGAGCGAGTTCGTGACCCACACGAAGGTGCTCACGGTCGACATCGTCGACACGGGCGGGCCGAACGGGACGCCGAGGTTTCCCGGCGGGACGGCGAGGCGCGGCGAGATGTTCGCCATGTGCCGCACGCATCCGGACGTCGCCGCGTCGAGCGTGAGGTCGAGGCAATAGAGGTAATTTTGCGTGGCCGAGGAGAGCCGCGCCATGGCGTATGGCCGCCCGCTCACAACGAACGGCTTGCTTTGCGGAAGCACGTTGAAGGCGGTGCTTCGCGCGATGCCGGAAGCGCCGCCCGCGCGCACCGCGCCGGCGGAGCGGTCGAAGGGACGCCAGTAGAATTGCGCGGCGCCCGAGAAGTCGTTGCCCACGGTGAGCACCGCTTGCGTGGCGGCCGTGCGGACGACGCCGAGCGTGTACGGGTTCTGCGCGCCGTCGGCTGTGAGGACGGTGCTGGCCGTGGCGATGGTCGCGAGCGAGGAGTCTAGGCCGATGACCTTCACGGTGTGGCCGACGCTTTTCGCGTACGCGAGCCACACCGTGTCGGTGTCGAGGCCGCCGATGCCGACCGAATTGACACCCGCGTCGCCGACGAGGTTAGAGTTCGCGAGGTTCGTGCCAGCGGCGTTGAACGAGGCGACGCTCGCGATGGACCCGGTCTTCACGTACGCGAGATAGAGGTGCGTGCTGCCCCCCATCGCGTCGATCATGTTGGCCGGCGAGGCGGCGACCGTTCCGCCTACGAGGAACGTCGTCGGCGGTCCGCTCAGCCCGGCGGCGAGGCTCGACGTGCTCGTGACGTCAACATACTGCCCGAGGACCGCGGTGCCGTTGACGTAGAGGACCCAAAGCGTGTTGCCGACGGCGGCGAGACGAGTCCCGTTCGAGGCGGGGTTGATGGATAGTGCCCAGGGCGCGAAGACGCAGACGCCGTTCGTGTCGTAGATCGCGACGAACGTGGATTGCGTGCCGGTCGTCGTTTGGTAGACGACGGCGAGGTACGAGCCCACGACGCACGCGTCGAAGACGGTTCCCGTTCCGACCCCGAACCGCGTGCCCACGACGCATTCGGACGGCACGCAGTTTCGGCGATAGGTCCAATCGGCAACGCCATCGCGGCGCGCGAAAATACTGTTCGGGATGGCGGGAGTCGTGACCGGAAGCGACGTCGAGCCGATGATGTCGAGCTCATCCTTGTAGCCGAACACCGCCGCGGCGCTCGAGAGGTTGCTCCCGAGCGACGTCGTTCTGTTCACGTTCGAGTAGCCGAGCGCTTTCGCGAGGCTCCCGCCCTTCACGTGGATGAGGTTCGAGGCGGAGAGGAGCCCTTGCCCCGGATCCAAAATGACATCCTGGACCTTCTGCGAAAGGCCTCCTCCGAGCGGGAGATGGATGGTCTGGGTGGGGAGCGCCATCGGTCAGAACACCTCGATGTCGGCCGTCCCGGCCACGTAGGACCGGAGGACGAGCGCGTTGTCCGTGCTGGCCGCGTCGCGGACGAAGGAATGGCCCGCCACGACCGAGGAGCCGCTCCATTCGACGACGCCCCACCGCGCTGGCCGGCCGAGCCGGTGCTCGAGCGTCACGAGCGCGCCCGCCGCGCTGCACGTGATGTTCTCGAACGTGATGGTCTCCACGCGCCGCTGCGCGAAGACCGCGCGTGCGACGTCGGTGATGTTTTTCATCAGCCGCGTGAGCGAATCGGCGAGGGCGCGCGAACTAGCTACGCTCTCCGCGTTGAATCGCTCGACCTGCGGGGACGATTGCGCCTGCACGGTCGCCCGCGTGTTCCCGGCCGCGTCGAGGGTGACGGTCGTGGCGAGCCTCATCCCCGCCTCCATTGCCGCTCCGCGACGTAGACGTCGGTGACCTTCTCGGGCTTGCCCGCGTCACGCTCCCCCGCGAGCGCGAGGACCCGCTGCGTGAGCGCCGCCACGCGCGAGCGGAGAGGCATCGGGTCGTACTCGCCCTTTTCGAGGACCTTCGCGCCCGCGTCGCAGATAACTAGCTCTTCCCAGCCGTTGATGCCGTCGAACGTGTCGCCGGGGTTCGCGAGGCGCGTCGCCGCGGGCACGTACTGGAGCGTGATGGTGTAGGTCCCTTGCGGGATGGGGAGGAAATTGATGTTCGCGGCCTGGAGCCGGTAGGACGTGGGCTCGTACGGGTTCCACGCGGCGGCGACGCGGTACTTGTTCCGTTCGGCGAACGCGTACGGCGCAATCGACCACGTGTCCGAGCCGTTCGACACATCGACGCCGAGGAGCTTGTAGAAGTCCGCGGGGAGCGCGTACGCGCTCGTTCCCGCCACCGTGGAGAAGGGCGTCGAGGCCTTGACGTAATACTCCTGGCCGTGCGCCGACAGCAGCAGGTCGTAGAGCTCGGTGATGCTCTGGTTCACGTACTCGGTGATTTCCGGGTCCGTGACGAACTGCGTGTTCTCGGTGTTGGTCCGCGCGCGTACGTCCGCGATGAGGTTCGTGAGCGACCGCGCGCGTGCCATGGGTTACTCCTCGTCCTTCTCGCCCGCCGCTTTGCAGAGGCGGACGTAGCGGCCGAGCGCGTCTGTGAACGCGTCCTTGTCCTTCGCTTCGATGGCGCTCCAGACCTCGTCTGCGGCGGCCTTCTCGCCCTCCGCGTCGGTGTCCATCTCGCCGCTGTCGGGCGCGTCGTCGTACTCGTCGCCGCCCTCGCCCTCGGCTCCCTTTTTCTTGGAACCGAAGGCGATGGCGATGAGAGCCGAGGGCTTCTTCTTCCCCGGCTCGGCGTTCATGTCCCGTTCCCCGACTGCTTGAGGGCGAGCGTGAAGCCGCACCGGCGCGCGCTGAAGTCGGTCTTGTTGCCGGCCGCAGAGCGCGTATACAAATTGAACGAGAGCGCGGTCGTCGCGCCGCTTCCCTCGTTCGCGATGGGGCCGATGGTGGCGTAGGCGCCGTCATCGGAACCCGTGCCGAGGTCCTCCATGTCCGGCGCTCGGCTCGTCACGTACCGGTAACCATCCGAGAGCGTGACGACGTAGCGGCCCGTCGCCCCGTGCGTGACGGTCGCTACGCCGCCTCCTCGGAAGCTCGTGACCGCCGGATCCGAGGCTCCGTTAGTGAGGAACGAAAACTCGAGGTAAACGAGGCCTTGGCTCGTTTCCTGCGCGTCCTCGTACCAGCTTCGGGCGGCCATCAGTAGGCCTCCTCGATGACCACGGCGATCTCCGCCGTGGCCCCCGTGGCGGTCGCCGCGGCCCCGAACGCGACCCCGGAGGCGCCCTTCGTCGCCTTGACGGTGAGGACGTCGCCCGCCGCCATCGCGAGGTTCGCCGCGGTGCCAGAGTTCGGGAGCTGGAGCGGCGTGAACGCGGCGTAGTTCGCCCCGAAGGTCGGGTCGGTGATCGCCGTCGATGCGGTCGCCACCGTGGCCGGCGTACCGGGCGCGGAAGCGGGCCGCTTCTGGACGAGGAAGGTCGCGTTGTTCGTGTTGTCCGCGGTGATCGCGACGCCGCCGCAGTAGTGCACCGAGATGACCGTGCACGCCACCTCGGCGCGGAACATCACGATTTCGCCCGCGGCGCTCGCCGCGGTGCCGCCATCGGTGATGCCCTTCGAGACCCGGCGGCGAAGCAGCGCTTGCCGCGCCGTCGTTGCCGGATTGCTCATGCTCGCAACGTCCGTGATGAAGCCCTGAAATGCGTTCTTCGCGAGAGTCGAATCAGCCATTGAGTGCCATCCTTTCTTTCTCGCGCGCGCTCAGGTGAGCTGCATGCGGACGCTGCCCGCTACCTTTTTGCACTGCATCTGGTAATACCCAACGACCCGACCCTCGAAGGCATCGGCCGCGTCCTCGCGGAGAATCTTTCCGCCATCCCGCGCATCGATGAATGGGAAATTCCCGGGGCCCTTCAATGACCATTGTTTCAGGTCAACGCCGTAGCCGACGCCCTGCTTGCAGTTGTAGTCCGCGAAGACTTCAACGGTGCCGTAGCCCGTCGCGACGCGGATGCCCGAGAACCCGATGCCGACGTCCGTCTTCACGTCCACGTACTGGCGACGCGAGCCGAGCGCCAAGTCGAGGTTTAGGAAGTCGATGTCGTTGTAGAAAATGTGGCTCAGCTTCCCGCCGTTACGCGTGGAAACCTGGCACGCCTTCTGGAGCTGCTCCTCGGGTCCGAACGTGCGGAGGTCGACGCGGCTCCCTGCGAGGCGCGTCGGGTCGGCCGAGCGATCCAGGCCGAAGAACAAATCGCCGCCGCCGACCACGGGCGCCGTCGCAGGGATCCACGCGTCGAATCCCTTGATGCCCTGGCCGAAGTCGCCGTCCGTGAAGATGAAGTCCGAGGCGGCGGCCGTCGCGATGCCCGCCGTCCAGTTGCCCGTTGCCGTGATTGTGCCGAGCTCGCGGTCGACGCTCGCGACCGTGACGGTGCCGGCCTTCACCGACCCGCTCGTCCCGTCGGTGAGCGAGGTCGCGAGGACCTGGCCCTTCTCGAATTTGACGATGTCGTTGATGTTGTCGAGCGTGATGGTCGCCGTGCCGGTATTCGACCCCGAGGAAATCTTCCCGATGGAGCCGCCGCCGTTGCCGTAGACCTCGTAACCGAAGTTACGGTTCATGGCGTCCATCGCGCCTTCGAGCTCGAACTCGAACGCTTCGACAAACGCGCCCTTGTTGTTCGAGGTCTGGCGCTGGAGCTTCCCGTCGACCGAGTAGAGGGAATAGTTCTGGCCGACGGAGACCTTGAACTGCACGACCTGCGTGCCGGCCTTGTTGTTCTTCGCGTTCTGGTAGGTGTGCGAGCGGCCCGCCGTGTGCGCGATGCGCACGGGCAAGTCCCATTCGCGGCCGTATCCCTCGAAGTCCTTCTTCATGAGGGCGAAGGCCGTGTTGTTCTCGTACATGAGCCGAAGGATTTCGTTCGGCGTCGGGTACAGCTCCTTCAACATCGCGTCATGCGTGGTCGGATTTGCGGCGCCCATGGCAGGCCTCCGTCCGAGAGCACACGCGCGCGCTGGCGCACGTCATCGTTGGTTTGGTGGTGACGAACGTGCGATCAGCTACGGCGCTGCTGGCTCTCGGCCTCTAGCTGCGCGACGAGTCGCTTCTTCCGTTGTTCGCGCGTCTCGATGACGGCGCCTCCGGATGCGGCCTGCGCAGCGTGGTTATTAGTCAACGTGCCCGGGCCGTTCGTTTGCTGGTGGCCTGTACCCGTTGCTTCTTGCGGAGTGCCGTTGCTGGCCGATGCCGTGGCTTGCGTGCCGTTGCTGGCGTGCTGCGTATCTTGCGTGAGGCGTCGAGTCGCGTCCTCCTCGAGGAAGGCGCGGATCTCGGCGTTCGTTGGGTTTCGTCCGTGCGCCGCGATGAACGCGGGGCCGTGCTCCTCGAGGGCGGCCTGGACGAGCGCGGGGACGAGACGCGCGGGCGTGGTCCGAACAAGGTTCGGGCACTCGGCGGGGGTGATTTCCGCGACGAAGTGCCGGAGCGCCTCGTGCCGCGTCCGCGCCTTCGCGTTCGCCTTCTCGGCTTCCTCGGCCTCGTCCTTCGCGCGCTTCGCCTTCTCGGCTTCCTCGGCGATGGACTTCTTGTGCGCGTCGAAATCCGCCTTGAGGCGACGGAGCTCCTGCGCCTCAGGGGAGCCGTACGACGCGAGGCGGCCCGCAACCTCGTCCTGTGGCACGCGCGAAAGCGCCCACGCGAGCGGGTCCTCGAGCGCGGACTTGAGCTCCTTCGCGGAATCGGCGGCCTTCGTGCGCTCGGCCTCCCACGTCGCGCGCTCGGTGGCGTGCGCTTGCCGGTCGCGCTCGAGCGCTGTCCTCTCCTCGCGCACTTTGGCAAGGCCCGCGTCCTGCGCGCGACGCGCCTTCTGCTCGGCGAGCGCGGCGGCCTCGAAGCGCTTCGCGAGGCTCGGGTCCTTCTTTGCTCCGTCCGCCGAGTCCGTGCCCGAAGGAGAAGCCGAGGGCTGCGCAACGGCCTCTTCGGACGCGGGCTCGGGGGAGGGAGCAACAGTGTCGAGGCTCACCGCGGTGCGCGAGGGCTCCGGGCCGCTCGTGACGGTGCTCGTAGGGGTGGCGGTGCCGGTGGCTTCGCTCATTGGATCGGGGCTCCGGGCGGCGCCGAGATGGGCGGCGACATGGGCATGGGGGGCGCGGGCGGCGCGCCACCGTTGGCGGCCATCGGCATCGCTGGCGCGCCGTTGTTATTCGCGGGCATGCCGGGCGGCGGCTGCGCGGGCGGGTTCATGAGGTCCTGCGTGTTCTCCATGTACTCGCGGAAGAGCTCGAGCCGCTCTTCGGGGAGCCCGTCGTATCGCGCGTCCGCGTAGGCCTCGGCGACGAGCTTGAACGCGAGCGCGTGGGGCGCGTAGGGCTCCGGCATGACGGAGACGCCGCGCTTCATGGCGGCGATGTCTCGTTCGATGAGCCTGCGCGGCGCAAGGCGGCGCTTCATGTACTCGTCGGTATCCGGCCAGTCGATGAGCTCGAGCGCGGTGTCCGGGTCGACGCCGAGCGTCTGGGTCATCTCGCCGACCCACGCGAGCTTTCCCGCGGGCGTGGAGGGAAGCATCGACGTTGGGAAGACCTGGATCGTGTACTTGTCCCCAAGCTCGACGTCCGCCCAGCGCATGTCTTCGTAGCCGGCCTTGCCGATGGCGCGCACGGCGTAGTTCTTGTGTCGCTTCGCGATCTGGCGCGCGACGGCGACCATCTTTTCGGCGACCGACTTCGTGAATTCTTCGTAGGCGCGTATGAACTCGCCGAATCGCTCGCTCTCGTTGTTGAGGTACGTGCGCATGGCCGTACCCGACGCGCCGTGAAGCCCCTCGGGGAGCTGCGATTGCGCACTCATCTGCGAGACGCCGGTGATTTCGTAGAGCGTCCGGTACAGGAACTGGAGGTGCTGGTAGACCTCGGCGCTCATCGCCTGCGGCACGTAGACCTGCGGCGGGACCGCGCCCATGTACCGGATGATGGTCGCGATGTCGTTGTCGAGCGCGGAGGTGTTGACCTTGCTGTTGCCCTCGACCATCCAGTGCGGCTTTGCGACGAGGTGCATCGCGGCTTGGATGTCGCGGACGATGCGATTGATCTCCGCCTGGATGCCGCAGACCTTCTCGCAAATCCCTGTGCCCCAGAAGCCGAAGAGGGCGGTCGTCGGGCGAATCGAGACGATGGGGAAGTCGTCGTCCGTGAAGTCCTCGAGGAGGAGCGTCGCGCCGCGGATCGCGATGATGTGCTTTCCGTCCTTCGCCTTCGTGGACGACGGGAGGTGCCACGCTTCGTAGACGCGGATCTGGTCCGAGTTCTCGTCGTAGTCGATGTCGTCGTCGTCCGCGTCGATGCCGGCCGCCTCGATGGCCTCGATGAGCACGAGCCGCTTTTCGCGTGCCTCGGCGGTCTCGTCCTTCGGCTCGGCGGCGAACATCTCGAGGACGACTTGCCGGTCGTAGAATTTGCGCTGCCCGATCGACCGGGGTTTCCCGTACATGGCCTCGCGGTCGTCGACGTCCAGTTCCCACGGCGCGACGCGGTCGATTGCGACGTCCTCTTTGTCGCGGTCCTCGTAGACCTTGAGGTGCGAGGTGCCGAAGACCGCGGCGTGCAGGATGTTCCCGGCCGCGACGGCGTAGAAGTCCGACGCGTAGAACTGGCCCGTGACGAAGCGGCCCTTCCGCTCCGCGCGCTCCCGCATCTCCCACTCGCCCTCGATGGTGGTGAAGGTCGGCTTCGGGCGGTTCTTCGTGACCTTCGCGACGAGCGCGTCGATGGCGTTTTGCGTGGCGTTGAGCGCCATGCGCGACGGCGAGGCGTGCCCGCGCGAGACCGAGCGCGTGTAGTTGTTCAACCCGAAGCCGAGAAGGGGGAGGTTCGCGTAGACGCTCGCGTAGACGAGCATCTGCTTTCGCCGCTCGACGTTCGCGGGCCGCGCGCGCACCGCGTCGGCCCACCGGAAGAGCGCCGCGTGCGCCTCGTCCGGGTCCGTCTCGAGCCACCATCGAAGCTTCCCGCGCTCCGCGCGCGAGGTGTCCTTCTCGCCGATGGTCTGGACCTCGCGCGTCACGTTCACGGGAGCCTCGCGAGCTCTTCGTCGGTGACGCCGCGTCCGTAGAGGTTCTCGTAGTGGGCGCGGCGGCTTGCGAGGAGCGCACGCTCGTCCGCGTCCGCGCGTTCCTTGTCGCTCAGCGTGACGGGCGCGGGCTCGGGCGGCGGCGGCGGGCCGAGGAGGATGTCGCGCCAGCGGATGACGCCGAGCGCGCGCATCGCGCCGACATCGGCGCGGAGCTCCTCGAGTCGATGTTCCGCGCGCGGCTCATTCTGGCCCACTCGTGCAGAATGCACCTGTGCCGCTTTGGGCCAGAGCGAAACGGCGGTTCAAGCGCCATTTTCGTGCGAACCTATGCCGCGCCGTCCTACCTTCGCGTACGCATACTGGGCCAACGTGTGCCGGCCTGGTAGGCTCCGAAATCGTTACGCCTCTTACACCTGCCCGAGCGCCCCGGCCCGCGTCCCTAGCTCCGCGCGCCGGGGCGTTCGCTTATTCGGACGACGGCGCGCGCCGGAGCAGCGTGAACATGGGGCTATTTTCGTACGCCCATCGCATCGCACGCGGTACGTCATGGCGCGCGGTTGAGCGACCCGAACTGGCGCCACTCGACTTCCCCGTCGGAGCCCACGCGGTGTTCGAGCCCGAGACCGCCAGGCCCCAAACGCCACTCTTCCTCGTGCGCCTTCATCAATAGACCGCCTCCCTCGCGCGCGCGACGACCCTGCGCAAGTCGCATTGTGGCCGAGCCTCGGGCCAAGGCATCAAAAACCAGCACGCTTCGCAGAGCCACCACCGGTCCGAGTTCATCATCGTCCCCTCGGCGACCCGGCACGCCGCGCAACGCGGGAGCTCGGCCATGAGCTCGCGCCACATCTCGGCGCACTCGCCGCACCAGTTCGTCACGGCCGGGCCTTCGCGAGCCCGCGCGCGACGCGGCGGACGCGGATCTCGCTCGGCGGCTCCGGCTCACACGCGTGCGACGCCTCGAACTCCGCGCGGACGGTCGCGTCCCACGGGCCCGGGCCGGCAAAGACCGTGAGCACGAACCCGCACCGGCACCGGGCGGCGACCGTCGCGGACACGATTTCGGCCACGGGCGCAAGGATACCGCGCGGCTAGAGGTCCTCCCACCATTCGCCGCCGTTCGGCTTCACCTCCGCGACGCGCCGGTCGAACATCTCCGCTTCCGCGGCGCGGTAGGCCTCGGGGCTCCCCGGCGCGGGCTTCACCTCCGCGGGCTCCTCCATGTACGCGTTCGCCGCGCGCCATGCGTAGAGCGTCGCGTCAGAACAGTGGTCCTCGAAGCCCTCTGCGGCCTTCTGCCGGTCCTCGTGCCACGGGAGCTCGAGCCACTCGGCGACGAGCTCGCGCGTCGCCGCCTCAACGAGCTTGATGCGCCCGCTCGCGAGTTCGCCGTTCAGGAGCGAGATAAACCCGCGCTTGTTGACCTTGTCGGCCGGGTCGACGGGGATGTGAAACCGCCGGCGCGCCTCTTCGGCGAAGCCCTTCCCGAGGCCGCCCACGTCGCCCACGATGCGGTCGAACGCGTAGCTTTGCTCCAGCGCCTTGACCCGCTCCGCCGCCTCGCCGGGCGAGAGGCCGGTCTCCTTCGTGGAGAGGACGACGTACACGCTCGGGTCATGCTCGCGCCAGCCGAGGACCGTGAACGCGGTCGCATCGGTGACGCCATAGTCGATGCCGAGGACGTAGTGCGTCAGGGCCGGGGCTTCGGCGATGACGTTCCGGACCTCGTCGAAGTGCGCGTAGACGAGGCCGCCCGCGTCGCGGATCCACCGGCCCTCGAGGAGCTGCGCGCGCGTCGTCGGGTCGAGGAGGGCAAGGGAACGCTCGTATGCCTCACGGTCCAAGTGCGGATTGTCCGCGAGTGTCGCCGGCACAAATGCACGACCAGGAACAGAGCCATCGACGAAGCGCCGCCGGACCCAGTCGTGACCCACCCCGCCAGGGTTGCTTGCGGCACGCGCGCGAAGCGGTACCGGCGCGCCATGCAGACGGCGCAATCGCGAGAGGAGATAGAGGTACCACCGCTCGGGGAGCTGCGTGAGTTCGTCGAAGAGGACCGCCTGGAGCTCGGCGCCTTGGTATCGGTAGCGGTCGGCTTCGGTGTCGAGGTACCCGAAGGTGATGGTCGCGCCGCTCGCGAACGTGAAGCGCTTGTTCTTGTCATCCCAGTGGACCCCCGCCGGCACGAGCCAGCTCTTCGCGCGATCCATGATGGCGCCCGGGAGCGCGAGGTCCGCGTACGTCCGCCGCAGGATTAGCGCGGCGTAGCCAGGCACGTGCACGTATTGCAGCGCCGCCATTAAGAGCGCATCGCTCTTCCCGCCGCCCGCCGCCCCGCCATACAGCGCCTCGAGGACGTCGAGCGCGAGGAACTCCGCCTGCTTCGGCGTCGGCTCGTGAGGCGCCCAGGACCGGCGCGCCTTTGCCTCGAGTCCGCGGAGCGCGGGGACCGCGGCGTTCAGGCGCGCGAGGGCACGACCCACGGCTTCACGGCTTCCTCTTCGGCTCCTCGCCGATCGCGCGAGAAACGCTTGCCACGTTCGCGAGCGGGGCGCCGTGCTCCTCGAGCACCACGCGCCGCCGGCCGCCCTTGCCATCGTCCTCGTCCCGGACGTTCCGAACCCACACGAACGGCACGCCCGACGAGGCGTCCACGACGATTTCGTAATCGGGCATGTCGGCCTTGAACTGCCCGACGTGGCCGGTGCGGAACGGGAGCTTGTCGCGAAACACGACGCCAAGGAGTTTCATCGGAGGTTCTCCAGTTCGAGCATGGGGTTGAAGCCGCGATGCCGCGCCTCGGGAACCGACGCGCGAAGCTCCACGTCGATGCCCATCCCACGAAACCGCGGCTTCGTGTACTCGTACAGGATTTCGCCGGGCCGCGTCGCAAGCCACGCGACCGCCACGGTGGGACTGTCGGGGAGCGCGGCCACCGAGACGCGCAGCGAGTCGAGGATGCGATCGCATACGTAGTTCATCAGCGCCCAGTATTCCTGTGGCCGGATGTTCTCCGCCCATGCCGAGGCGACGGCGTCCTTCTTCCATGACCCGAGGATCCAATTCCGCTCGGCGTCGACCGCCAGGCGCACGACGATGCGCCCGCTCACCGGAATTGCCACCGGTAGAAGCCCTCGCCATGCTGCGCCTGATAGAGCCGGGTGAACGCCTCGTCGGGTCGGAACTCGAACGCCTCGGCGTCGATGCTCACGGACCCGTTGCTGAGCGGCGCGACCCGGACGACGGCGGCGAGAGCCCGGGGGGTCCGGCGGAACGCGGCGCGGATGGCAAGCTGCGCCCGGGCGGCGGTCTCCTGCGCGGCCTGGCGAAGGCGCCGCTCGAGCGTCTCCGGGTCCGGCGCGCTCTCGGGCGGTGGGTCGCTTGAGGCGGGGCCCTGCCCGCGTGCGGCGCGGCGCTCGGCAAGGTCGATGATCTTCGCGGTCACGCGGCCCCCTTCTCGTTCGCGGCCTCGGCCTCGAGCTCGGGGAGGAGCTCGCGGATATAGGCGAGCGCATCCTTCGCGGAGGTGAAGTCGCCCGCGTGATGCGTGACGTCGACGCGGCTCTTTTCGACGTTGCCGGTGATGGCCGCCCAGGTCCGCGCGGCGTCGATGGCGACTTTCGCGGCCTGCCAGTCCGGCGGCTCATACTGCGAGCATCCATGCTGGCGCTTGACGGTGCGCCGCCTCGACCAGACCCGCGCGCGGCGCATGATGGTCGCAAGGGTCAGGGACACGTCCGCGCGGACGAAGTCCGGGTCCTCGAGCTCGGCGCGCACGCGCTTCGACGCCTCCGCGGTGTACCCGCGCACCGTGCAGAGTTCGAGCCCCCACTCCTTCGCGAGCGCGCGCGTGGTCTTTCCGCGCACGAAGCGGAAGCGGCGCATCAGCTCGGCGATGCGCTCGATGCGCGCTTCGGTCTGCGCGGTCCGGGGCTGGCGTTCACTCGGCTCGGCCACTGGGCCTCAGTGTGCCATTACCCCGGGCCGCGCAGTAGAGTGGGGAGGTTCGCGACGTCTCCCCACCCTACGGGTCACGGCGTGTTGGGCGCCGCTGCGGGAGGGGCCGCCGGCGTGTTGGCCGCGACGGCCTGCGCGAGGTCCGCGTCGCTCGCCTTGAGCTCCTGCGTGAGCGCGTCGAGCGCGGCGGGGTCGGTGCCGGCCGCCTTGATGCGGTCGGCGATGCCGACGATGAGCGCCTTGGCCGACGCGAGGAGCGACGTGTTCGCCGTCACCGCCGCGCGGAGGTCGTCCATCGCGCTCACGATTTGCTCACCTTCTTTTTCGCGCCGACCTTCGTCGCACGCTTCTTCGCGGTGCGCTTGGCCGGTGTCTTGGTTCCGTTCTTCGCTGCATTCGTTCCTCGCTTGATGGTCTTCTTCGCTGCCATGGTGCGTCCTCCGTTGTTGGATGCAAGCTGCGTTCTACGCCTTGTCGCCGGGCTGCGCATCAATTCGACGCGGTGAGAAAGCGCCGGTGTCCGCGGGGCCACCCGCCGGCAGGTGAGCGGAGAGACGTTCCTCCCCGGCGGTTAGCGCCGCCCCCGAAGCTCAGTCCTCCACGTTCGCCCAGCCGTCTTCCCCGACGGCCTGGCGCTTGATGCTCTGCCGGTACACGCCCGCCGCGAGCTCGATGGGCGCGTGCCGCGGCGCGTGCCCCGCGTGGACCAGGCGCCCCGGCTCCGCCAGGACCAGGACGCGGCCCATCTCGCCGGCGTCGAAGACGCGCACGGCGCCGCCCTCGAGGACGTGCTCGTGCCCGGTCGCCGAGCCCTCGGTGAGGACCAGCGGCGCGCCGGGCTTTCGCTCCACCTCGCCGAGCTTGTCGATGTCCGGCCAGGGCGCCCCCTTGACGGGCCAGAGCACCACGTCACCGTGGCGGATGGGGAGAGTCTCGTTCGCTTCCATGTCATGCCTCCTTGTCTCGTTCGCTTCCATGTCATGCCTCCTTCGCGTACTCGAGGCCCGGGCACTGGTCGCACCACGCGGGCTCGGGCCAGCTCCCGTCTGGGTTCTGCACCTGCCATCGCCGCGCGCCCCTGGCCGTCTTGAGCTCCCAGTTCACCGCTTCGATGTAGGACGGCTGTGAGCCATCCAAGAGCGCGGGCGAGAGCATCTTGAGGAACTTTGGCATCCGGTCGCCCTTCCGCTCCTTCGCGGAAAGGAGCTCGTAGAGGAGCCCCGTCCGCGGGTCCGTCCACGTGTCGACGGTGACGGTGCCGAGCGCGTCGAGGTACTTCGGCCAGCCAAGCCGCTCGGCGAGGGCGCGGGAAATCTCTGCGTTCCGCTCAGCGCGGAGTTCATCGGCGGTGAACGACTCGGGCGCCATGATGACACGCTCATCCACGCGCGTCCCGTGCCAGGAGTAGACCGCCCAGCCATCGCGCCACGCGATGCTCGGCCCGGTTGCCGAGTGGGGCCGGTTGCGCTCGTCCTTTCCTATGACGGTCGGGAAGTCCGACGCGATCCAGAACTTCGCGTGCATGAGCCGCGGCCCGGCGAGGACTGCGGCCTCCTCGTAGTGCTGCCACTTCTCGTACTCGTGCAGGTCGAGCTTCGCGATGTGGCGGAAAAACGACATGAATGCGAGCCAGCCCGACCACTGGTTTCCGCCGTTCCGCATGTAGGACCACCGCGAGCAGCAGCCGACGAGGAAGCGGACAAGCGCCGACGACGTGGCGTCGTGCGTGGCGGCGCGCGTGGCGGCGTACGTGGCGGCGTCCGTGGCGGCGTCCGTGGCGGCGTGCGTGGCGGCGTACGTGGCGGCGTCCGTGGCGGCGCGCGTGGCGGCGTACGTGGCGGCGTCCGTGGCGGCGTCCGT